AAAGTATTATTTTTATAAATAATTACTAAACAAAGATATTGTAAAATTTTAATAGGAGCATTCCAAATGTCTGACAAAGATTTAGAACAAGAAGTTATCGAAACTGTTGATAACGATATGGAGTTGGAGGAAGCAAAGGCATCATTTGGTGACCCTTCTGAAGTGCCTGAGCCAAAGACCAAAGAAAACACACCGCCTGGTGCTAAACCAAACGATGCGGATTTAAAAGACAACCCTAAGCAGGGTTCTTCAGTGCCTAAGACAAAAGTAGCATTGATGTCATCTCTAGTAGGTAAACTACAAGCAATGAAGAAAGATGACCTAATGGCAATGTATACTAAGATGTCTGAAGGTGTTGACTTTACAAAAGATGAAGAAGAGAAAGTTTCTATTAAAGAAGTTCAAAAAATCTCTGCTTCTGATGTAGATGTTTCTGAAGATGTTGCTGCTATGTTCAAGGGTGAAGAATTATCTGAAGAGTTCGTTTCTAAAGCAACTACAGTTTTCGAAGCTGCTGTTGTTTCTAAAGTAAACGAAGTTGTTGAAGGTGTTCAACTTGACATCGAAGCAGAACTAGAAGCAGAAAAAGAAGAAATTATTGAATCTCTAACTAACAAACTAGATGAGTATCTAGAGTATGTTGCTGAAGAGTGGATGACTGAGAACAAGTTAGCAGTTGAGAAAGGTGTTAAATCTGAAATCACTGAAAACTTTATGGAAGGTCTAAGACAACTATTCACTGAAAACTACATTGACATTCCTGAAGAGAAAGTTGACCTAGTTGACGAGATGGCAGAAAAGATGTCTGAGTTAGAAGAGAATCTAAATGCTGAGATGGAAAAGAACATCGAGCTAAAAAAAGAAATTGCTGAATCTAAGCAAAATAAAGTCTTAGAAGATGCGTGCGACGATTTGACTGAGTCTCAAGCAGTTAAGTTAAAATCTCTTGCCGAAGGTGTAGAGTTTGACGATGCTGACTCTTATCAAAATAAAATTGATACTTTGAAGGAAAACTACTTCCCTAAAGAAGAGAAAGTAGAAATTACTGAAAACCTAGATGATGAACCTCTGGAAATTGATGATGAAACTGAAGTGAAAGTTGCTCCAGAAATGTCCGGATACATGGATGCTATCACAAGAAGCATTCGTAAATAAATTTTAACAAGGAGAAACAAAAATGTCACAAGACAATCTTCAAAAGAAGTGGCAACCAGTTCTTGAGCATCCTGAATTAGACCCAATTAAGGATTCACACAAGAAAGCAACAATTGCACAACTTCTAGAAAACCAAGAGATTGCTGCCAGAGAACAATCATCTCACGGTGGTAATTTTGCTCCGACACTACTAGGTGAGGCTGCCCCAGCAAATGCTATGGGTGCATCTTCTTCATCTGCTGGTGACGGTTCTGTAGATATCTTCGACCCAGTTCTTATTTCACTGGTTCGTCGTTCTATGCCTAACCTTATCGCTTATGATATCGCAGGTGTTCAACCAATGACTGGTCCTACTGGTCTTATCTTTGCTATGAAGTCAAGATACGATTCACAGACTGGCACTGAAGCACTATTCAACGAGTCTAATACTTCGTTCTCTGCTTCTGCTTCTGGTAACACTGCTTCAATCCAAGCAGCTAACGCTTCTGCTGGAACTGGTCATACTGGAACTGATCCTAACGACCGTGCTTCTGGTTCTGGATATACTGTAGAAACTGGTATGTCTACTGCTGATGCTGAGAAACTTGGTGATACTGCGAACAACGGTTTCAACCAAATGGCATTCTCAATTGAGAAAATCGCTGTAACTGCTGTTACTCGTGCTCTTAAAGCAGAATACACAATGGAACTTGCTCAAGACCTTAAAGCTGTTCACGGTCTAGACGCTGAGACTGAATTATCTAACATTCTATCTGCTGAGATTCTTTCTGAAATCAATAGAGAAGTTGTTAGAACAATTAACTACTCTGCTGTTGCTGGTGCTCAAAAGAACACTACAACTGCTGGAACTTTCGACTTAGATACTGATTCTAATGGTCGTTGGTCAGTTGAGAAGTTCAAAGGTCTTATGTTCCAAATCGAAAGAGATGCTAACGAAATTGCTAAAGCTACTCGTAGAGGTAAAGGTAATATTATGATTACTTCTTCTGATGTTGCTTCTGCTCTACAGATGGCAGGTGTGTTAGACTATGCTCCAGCATTGAACAACAACCTACAAGTAGATGATACTGGTAATACTTTCGCTGGTGTTCTAAACGGTCGTATCCGTGTATATGTTGACCCATATTTCGCAGATGCTACTAACCAATACTACACAATCGGTTATAAGGGTTCTTCAGCATTCGACGCTGGTTTATTCTATTGCCCATATGTTCCATTACAAATGGTTCGTGCTGTAGGTGAGAACACTTTCCAACCTAAGATTGGTTTCAAGACTCGTTACGGTATGGTTGCAAATCCATTTGCTACTAATGACGCTAACGGTGTTGCTGCTAGACTAGGTTCTGGTGATGGTAACATTTACTACAGAATTGCTAAGGTTACTAACCTAATGTAATTCGAGGTAAAACTCACATATAAAAGAGCACCCTTCGGGGTGCTTTTTTTATTCTTAAAACTATTATAAATAGATGTATGTCAGAAAGACCATCAGAACCAAATAACAAATCACTACTCTCACCAGTCGGTTTTAAGTTTAATATACAAAGACTACCGCATGTGAATTACTTCTGCACATCTGCTATTATTCCTGATGTTACTTTGGGTCAAACAGAAGTTCAGAACCCATTCGTTAAATTAAAGAGAGCAGGTGAGAAGATAGAGTTTTCAGATTTAACACTTGAGTTTCAAGTAGATGAAGATATGAAAAACTATCAAGAGATATTTGATTGGATACAAGGGTTAGGTTTCCCAGATAACTTCCCTCAGAGAGCTGCTATTACAGAACCGTATAGTGATGCTTCGTTAGTTATTACTACTGCTCAATATCAACCTAACATAGAGATTCGTTTTAAAGACTTATACCCTACAAGTCTTGCCTCTCTACAATTTGATTTGAAACAGTCTGATATACAATATCTTGCGGGTTCGGTAACATTCGCTTACCGTAGTTATGATATCCTTACCATTACTTAGCGCCTATTAGTTCTTGAAGGGGAACACCCCTATTATACTGCTTTCTTACTAACTTGTCAAATTTTTGAATAACTTTTTTTAAATATTGACTTTGATATACTTTTAAGGTATAATATTGCTATGAATATTGAACAAATTGTAACTGAGTGGAATAAAGATTCTAAGATAGACGAAACCGAATTAGGTATGGAGTCTGCTAAGATACCTTCTATTCACAATAAGTATCTGAAAATTTTTATGGGTGAACGAGTTGCCCTTAAGAAAATCTACGCAAAGAAAAAGAAAACAGAACGAATACTGTTAGAATATTATTTGGGTGAATTAGATAAAGACGAATTACAGGAATTAGGTAGAGACCAATTCTTTAAGAAGTTATTGAAGAATGAGGTTCAGTTGTATATTGAGTCTGATGATATGTTTATAGATATTACTTTAGAACTTGCTATGCAACAAGAGAAGGTAGACTACTTAGAGTCTATCATTAAGAGTTTAAACAATCGAGGGTTTCAGATTAAGTCTGCCATTGATTGGAATAAGTTTGTGACTGGTGGATAAGATAGAAGTATACAAAAAAGATGAAGTATTTCTTAAGATAGATTGTGAACGAGGAACTGCTAGAGAACTTTCAGATTATTTTACATTTGAAGTTCCTGGAGCTAAGTTTATGCCTTCTGTTCGTAATCGATATTGGGATGGAAAGATTCGTCTATTCAATGTCAACACAAGGCAAATCTATGTTGGTCTTCTTAAACATATAAAACACTTCGCAAGTGAAAGAGATTATGAGGTTATACTTCACGACGATTTAGAAGATACGATTGATGTTCCTCTAAATGAATTAGAGAAGTTTATAACAGAAGAAAAGTATAAACCAAGAGAATATCAGTTACGAGCGGTCGCACATGCTATTCGTAATCACAGAGCATTGATTCTTTCGCCGACTGCTAGTGGTAAATCATATATTATCTACAGTCTATTAAAATACTACCTAAAAGTTATTAAGGGTAAGGCTTTGGTTATTGTTCCTACCACTTCTTTGGTTTCTCAGATGGGTTCTGACTTCCAAGACTATAGTAATGGGAACTTCGAAAATTGCCATAAAATTATGTCTGGCGTCGACAAGAATGACCCAAATTCAAGAGTTTATATTTCTACTTGGCAATCTATATACAAGCA